GCCATTATGCACCTACCATTGCTTTGCTGAAGCCACCGCCTCTCATTCTAGCATCAGCGACAGCAGACTTGGCCGCGTTACTGATCTGAGGAAGTAGGTTTGCTATCTCTGCACGTACGGTTTGCTGTACGCCCGTGGTCACGTTGATGTTCTGCACTACGGTGACACCGCCGCCACCAAGTGCATTGTTCGGAATGACTGAGCCGTTTCCAGATGGCACCATTAACTCAGGGCCGCGTTCACCAACGAGATACGGCCTGCCGCCTGATACAGGTCCGCCTCGCTCACGTTTGAATATGCTACTGAACAAACTTCCTAGTGCGCCGCCACTGCCACCAGCTTTATCGCCAAACAGCCCCTCAAACAATGGCTCAACTATTTTATATTGGATGAACATATTTATGAGGCTTTTAATAATGTTTCTAGCCATATCTCCAAAGGCTTGTGATGCTTTTTTAGACCCGTCAATCAATGACGTAAACCCGCCCTGCAAAGTGGCCATCGTTGTTTTCGCAAACTGATCGAATGGTGCCTGCGCATCTGCCGCAGTGTTTCCGAGGTTTTTAAAGCCCTGAGATAAGCGATCTAAAAATCCTGATGGCCCTGAATCATCGCCTTTGTCATTTTTAGTTTGATTAATAATTGTCCCGATAGCGGCACTCGCTTTATCTAAGCCTTCAATAATTCCGTTTAAGGCAGTAGAGTTTGCTCCTTGCTGTGGGATTGCCTGATTGAGCCTCGCACCTATATCTGCAAACCGTTGCATCAACTCACGCTCTAAAGCGTTTAGGTTTTCGCGTTCTTGTCTAGTCAGTGGATCAACCCGTTCGCCTGTTGATGGCACCAGCTTAAACTTCATTCTTTTTCTAATTCGGTCTATCTCTTCTTGTATTTCCGCGGCTTGTCGCTGTAAAGAATCTCGATTAAATATCCTATCCCAGTTGAACATAGCCACATCTAGCTTGTATTTCATTTCATCAAAAAACGAAACAAATCCTTGTAGACCGACGACCATTGAGCGAAGCGCCGCTAAGAATGTGCGAGCCATTGTTTCAGCAACTTTCTTTATGCCGCCTTCTGCTTTTACAGAATCAAGAATTAGGTTGCGAATGTTGTCCACTACAGTTTTAAGCGCAGGTGCTAATGCCGCAACGAACTGGTCAGTTAAGCCTTTGCCGATGCTTGTCATCCGGCGCAGTGCATCATTTGCCGCTTCAACGCCTGCCGCCGCATTGCCATCCATAACGACGCCAAGCAACTCAGCCTCTTTCATAAGGTCACGCATTCCTTGCTCACCAAGGTTAAGCGTATTAACAAGCGCAACACCTTCTGAGTCGAACAAGCGCATGGCCAGTCGCGTGTGATCCACCTCATCTACGTTTTCAGTAAACGCTTTAGACAGCGCGATCATTTTGTCTTCAAGGGGAGTTTTAGCTAGTTTCTCTGCGTCTAGTCCTAGCTCTTTGAGTGCGCCGCGCGCTTCACCACTTCCGTTGGCGGCTTCCGATACGCGACGAGTAAAGCGTTGCATGGCCATGTTTAGAGTGTTTGTTTCTACTCCGGTCAGGCCAGCGACATATTGAAGTTTGGATAGCTGTTCGGTAGTTGTGCCTATCCTGCCTGCGGCTTTTGCAAGCGTGTCAGTTGCAATTAAAGACTGTCTAATTAACAGACCAAAACCGCCAATGCCCACAGCACCTAGAATTGCTGTCTTTAAACTAAAAAATGATCTTGTAAGTTTCGCAAGTAAACCGCCGAGTCCACGCAATACTTTTGTGAACTTGTCGAAGGCTGTAATGTAAATCGGCAATTCTTTGCGGTTAGCCATCTTTAGACTCGCTTGTTATCTTAAAGTAAGCAAGCCACTCTTGAAACTCATTGACTGTAATCTGCTCAACTTCTTCGATTGTTTTATGTAACCGATCAGCCAAGGCGATGAGATTCATCCGAGACTGATCGGCCTTCAGTTTTTTTCGACGTCCTCGAATGGGTCAATAGTGCCAAACATCTCGTTAGCAATATCAGACACAACGCTCGTCTCTTCACCCATTAAATCGATCTTGTCTTCAGCAGAGGTAAACAGCTTTTCGCCATCCTTACTTTCTGCCTTCATTACAATCAGATCAACCATTGCCGCAATGCTAGGGTTTTGCATTACTTGCGGGTGTCGCTTCTGTAGTTCGTTTAGGTCATAGCAGGTCAGTGGGCGACAATAAAGAGCAAACGGCCCGTCATCATCAGCCCACTCAATGACCTCAATCTTACGGCGTGACTGCTTTCGTCGCGCTCGTAACTCTTTAGCCAGACCCATTAGTTAGACGCTTCTGTGATTGCGCCCGATACTTGTACAGAGAATGACGCTTCAACCAACCCGTCGTAAGACGCAGAGATAGTCTTAGCAGTCACAACACCAGCGCCAGCGTAATACTTTTCGCCGGAGCCTGTCCCTGTTGGGTGGATTTCCCAATCAATAGCGGCACCAGAATCAAGCACCAACTGCTGTGCGTCTGCGTCATCCCAAAGCGCGTCAATAGTCAGAGTGGCGTCCTTGAGGCTAGACAAGTAAGACTTTACTGAGTCACCCATTACGGTGTCCTCAATAGTATCCGCAGTTTCGTCGATACTGTACGAACGCACTTCACCAACGACTGCCTCTGTACCTCCTGATACTGCAACCTTAACTGATCCGCTTGAACCTTTATGTGTAGCCATTTGTTTTCTCCCTTACGCGTCACCGCGTGTGTATGTATAAAGAATTTGAACGGTGACAATGACGCCGCCTACAGGGTCTATTGTACCATCATCCACCTCAACGCTTATAACTTGCGTGTCAATAGCGTGACCGCCACGCGTCCGATCCTCGTCGAGCTTTTCGTCGATAGCCTCTACAATCTGATTGCGGGCTGTGTCGATGTTCTTGTGCTTCACAAAGCAAATTAATTCGTAGTCAATGGTGCCTTGCCTGCTCGACATACTGCCGCCAATGCTCGAATCTTCGCGTGACTCGTTAGCTGTGCGTACTAATATCGCCGGATACTGCGCGTTTGATAGCTTGTCAAAGTCGAATGGCTCGCGCGTAACCTTCTTGACGTTAGGCGTTGAAATAGCCTGCAGAGCAGTGACGATGTTTGCGGCGATACTTTCTCTTACGCTCATATTCTAAGCCCCTTGAAGTAAGCCTCTCTGACGGCGCGCTCATCACTTCTATTTAAACCGAAGAAAGGACGCTTTTGACTATTAAACGCCGCCTTTTGTGCCTCACGGCTACTGTCAAAATATATGATTCCATCTTGCCCGCGAGTGCTAAATTGCATAGATTTACGCATCTGGCCTGTAAATATTAATTTTGGTGTTGCACCTTTCCTGCCTTTCTTTGCACGGAACGCTTGATATCGATCAGTGTATGGCGCAAATGGTTGCTCGTTAATAGATAAGCCTTGGCTTGTTCGCTTCTGTATTCTGTTTAAGCCCGTTGCCGCCGCTTTCAGCATTGCTTTCTTGTGGTTGAAAGTGAACGCTTTGCGAATCCGCTTGCCTAAAGTTTTAAACTCACCTTCATTTATGCGAACCCTAATCATCGGTTTAACCGATTGATCGGGACAATCTCTTTCTCTTTGTCCGTAACCTGACCATCGTTGTCAGCGTCGTACTCAACACCGTCCTGAAACACTGCGTCAATCTCTTCGCCGTAACGCGCTTTGTAGAAGTCGATCATTGCTAAAAATCGGTCATCGTCTACCCAGTTGGTTAGCTGAGGCAATGCGTACTTCCACAGCACAAGGTAAGAAGCCGAACGAGTCCACTGCGAGTCCGTCAGATAGCTAGGGTTCATCTCACCGGCGATACCTTTGCGGTGCCACCACTGATTGCGAATCTCACGCTCCACGTCGGCCTGCGCCTTTGCGTGTTCAGCAGTAAATGCGGGAATCCCTAAATCGAAAAGGTCAGGGATGATTGCTTCTAAATCGCTGTCGTCACTAAATGCCATGTCGTCACCACTTCACTTTTGCCGCCCAGTAGATTTTATCTAAGGGCGTTGCGTTCTTTAGGGTATCACCGTGTCGTGCGTACCAAGCGGCTCGCATGGCCTTGTCGCGTGCTGACTCACCATCTTTAGGTGGATAAGTCTTCGCGCCTTGAGCGCCAAATCGTAGTAGCTTGATTACACCTTTGTAGCGAGCCAGAACCGCGTGTGAGCTAGAGGCGTGTCGTGGCGTACGCTTTGCCACGTTGTAATCCTCGAACCGTTCACCGCGATAATTGACTGCCATATAATCCTCAGAGTAAAACGCCCCCGAAGGGGCGTGTACATCTTAGAGTGCCGCGTCGAAGAACATCTCTACACCGTAGCT